TTATCTAACTCAGCTTGAACATCAATAATCTGTTCATTGAGTAAAAATTCAGGTTCTGTGTCTGCCGATACTTCTCTGCCATACTTATCATACTTAACTGTTAACTTAAGAGGGTTAGCAGTTGTTGGTTTCCAAGCCGCATAGGCCTCTGCAACTGTATCATCGCTAGCACCAAGTGCTTTTGATTCATCAGCTTCAACCTCAAAGTTACGCCTCTGCCATTGATAACGCTGTTCTAAGAATTTGAACACAGGGTCATCGGTAGGCTTCTTTGCAACTTTTGAGAGGTATGTAAAGAATGGACTTTGCTCTGGAGCGAGTTCTGCAACTCTTTCTCCAAAGTTAAACATGCGTCTACTATCATTAATAGAAGACGACTGCATGCTTCCACCAGTAGATATACTGTATTTGTCAGCCATTTTTAACTCCGTTTATGTTATTCCTTATTTCCAAGGATTTTTACTTTCATAATCACTAATCAGGTCATCCATAATTAAATCGCTGGCACTTTTTCCAGTTTGTTGCATATTTGCACTACTCTGGACTCCCATAGGTGCCGGAACTGATTGTGCTCTCTGAACTTGGTTGAACTGGGGTGAAGGCTGTGCAACTGGTTGCTCAGGTACTTTACCTTTATCCATTTGATATAAACGCCATAGGTTATCAATATTTAATGATTCAGGGTCGCTCATCTTTTGTATAAAGTCATTGACCTCATCGTCATTTGCATTGTATTGAGACTTTAATTGCTGAGATATATTACTAACCTGTTCTTGATTGCGTTGCTCTGCTTCAAAAGCTTCTTTTTGTCTTTTCTGCTCTTCTATCAAAGCTTCACGCTCAATGTTTATCAAGTTAGATTCATACTCTAGTTTATCTGCATTATAGATATCCATTTCATCTCTATAAGAATCTATAGCATCTAAGTACTGTGCAGATGCACTATTTGGGTCATCAATAGCTTCTGCTCTATTAAAACCTGCGGGTTTATTTGGTCTCTGTGGTGCATCACGAAAAGGTTCAATTTCAGGTTCTGAAGATATCTCTTCAGGCTGAGATTCAGCTGGTTTCTGAATAGTCTGCTGTAGAATCTCTACAGTCTTTTTTAACTGTTCATTTTCATTCTTGGCTTTATCTGCTTCAGACTGCCAATACTGGTATCGAACTTCTTCGTTATCTTGTGGAGTTTCATAATTTACCTCAGGTGTAGTTTCTACTGCTTCTTCCTGTACAGGTTCTTCAGTTTGTCCAAATCCCGGTGTAAATATATCATCTACACTATTTTCCATGCCAACAACAGAATCCACCAAATTCTCTTCTGTTACTTGACCTTGTTGATTTTCTTGAGCCATGTCAATTTCCTCAATGTGAGAGCTCTAACTAGTAATAGAGGTATCTCGGGTTTAGCCAGCTTCTTTTCTTGTCCTCCTAAGTTCAGAAGCCATTTCACTAGTAGCGTCATCAAGGCGTCTTTCATATAAGGTACCTGCGGACTGAGCCCGGTTAGATATCTTATCAAGACCTGCCTTAAATTTTTCAACTTCAACTCTTTGCTTAAGATTGACATTTTCCCTATCTCTAGTTTGCATGTCTCCACCCATTTTCTTAAGTTGTTCTTGAGCTTGTTGTAATTGTCTAGAGAGTTGTTCAATAGTATCTGTTCTCTGTAATACTCCTTCGACATCAAATATTTCTGTTTTCTTCAACACTTCCTCTTTATCTATTAATCCATTACGATATGCATCCATATATAATTCTAATTGTGCATATCTATTTGTTGGTAATGTAGAGCCAGTAACAACAACAACATCATAAGTACCTAGACCTATATCGTTGTATTTTTGTACTGTTTGAGTAAAGTCATCGTAAAAACTTCTATTAATCAAATATTCGCTGGTCATATTGTTAGGTTGCACCAGACGGATAACTTTTTCTTCTTGGTACAGTTGTTGCATAAGTGGGATTGCAACTTGACATACCCGACTCAGACCAGCTTCTATGTCCATTAACTTTGATTTTATCTTTCTTTGACCGAAGTCATCAATAGATACTGTGGCTTTATAAGTGTGAGGGGCGGCTTGAGAATTACCCATCATTAACTCATAAAGACCAAGTTGATGGTCAATATCTGATTTAGCAGTTTGTTCGTTTTGATAAAGTTCATTTGGTAATGGTAAAGGCTGAACTGGTTGAGGTGCACCTTGGTCAAAGTCTACCTCAATAGCAACACCCGGTTGTGACCATTTTTGTTCAAACTCTCTCATATCAACAGAACCTGCTGGAACTAAAATCTTTACATTTGTACTAGTAGTAGCATGAGCTATAATAAGTGAGCGTGTTTTATTGATATACTCCTGCATATCCTTGCACATTCTAACATCTGATAGTGGATATGGTGTTCTTGTATGGATATTCATAAAAGGTACAATAGGATATTTATCCGTGGGAAGAACTCTTTTGTATAACAACTGGTCTCCCATTACTACAACTTGACACACTCTACAGGTTTGTATTTCTACTACCTTAATTAATCCTTCTTCTATAAACTGAGACATAGTAGTTACTTCTAATGAAGGTGGCTCTGGAAGTTGTTCAGGGTCTATTCCTTGCATTTGAGCTTGTTGTAACATTTCTTGGTAAGATTGTTGCAATCTTTCCATAGTCATTCTAGCTACATCTTCTCTAACTATTGGTCTACCCTCTATAATATATGCTTGTCTATTTGCATATTCTTCGTATTCATCATTGTCAAATACATGCTCTACACCAGTAAAAGTTTCATGAACTCTATATCTATTAACCATTTCTTTATAATAGCGTTCATATCCTCTTACATACTCATCAGACTGACCCAATGCAGAATCAGTCATAGTTTCTATATCTTCAGGGAATATTGCTTTACCATCATGTTCTCTTCCTGTACTAGGTCTATCTGATGACCTGTCCGAGGTAGCATTTTTAATTTTTGTTTCATATTGAGGATACATTCTTCTGGCTTGGTCTTTTGTAAACATTCTAGATACAATCATATTCTCTGCATCATCACCAAACCTATCTCTTGAATTAGGGTCTATGTATAAATCAAGAGGGTCAATATCCTTTATAACTACATCACCTTTTGCATTATCACGCATTGGGTCTTGATAAACCATCATTACACCCATACCACAAGTGTAGTAATCATCTACTACATTACGAAGTACAGTAACACCATCTGATATTTCCCACATATAAGCGAGTAATGCATTCATAAGCTGTGCTAGCTTATTGTCACTATCTTCTCTTGGTGATACTCTGAATTGAGGTCTATTAGCAGTAAGAAGAGCTTTTGCCATTTCTACTGCTGGATGTAGTCTATTAACAACAATAGGAGCTTGTCCACGCTCTCTAAGTACTCTAGCTTGTTCTTTAGTCCATTGTTGTCCTAAACGAAACTCCCTGTCTTCTTGAGCCTGTATAGCCCATTTTTCTCTATTATTGGAGTAATCGTTAAATAAGTTTTGAGTCTCTTCTACAAGATTCTCTTTTTTATAGTTCTCAGCCATAAGTTATCCTAACGCAAAATATACTATCTACATAGTTAGCCAGTCAAGCACTTTTTTTCCTAATCTATCTGATGTGTCAACCTCTTGATATTCTTTGCGTCTACTCGGTCTAGCACCATCTAATGCTGTCCATACTGCATCCATAACATCATCATGCTTACCTCTGGGGTAAGATAAGAACTCAGCCTGTGCTTCTATATCTTGAGGTCTAAAGAAGAATTGACCTTTTGCAAGTATCGGGACTAGTGAAAGTAATCGCTCTGATTTTCTATTTCTGGGTTTAACGCCTTTCTCCAGTCCCGGTATGAATATACCCTCCTCTTGCATCTGCTTTCTTACAGAAGACCTTAATGCCTCCTGATACGCAACAGTTTCAATCTTCATTCTTTTGGGTTTGTATTTCTTATATTGTTTTATAATAGCATCGGGCTGTTCTGCTGGGTCTAACTTTGTTCTGACTATATTGATAATATATATATTACCATTATTATCTAAACCAACTGTAGCTATAACAAAAAAGTCAGCTCTTGCTGATAAACTAGATGCAGGGTCTACACCTGAGTATACTGCAACAGGTACTATCTCTTCTTTATCATCGGGTAATTTCTTAACAAGTATATTCTGTCCTTCTCGTATTTCATAGTCATAATGGTGTATTTTAATATAATCAGGTTTAAATGGGCTATCTTCAGGAGACTGTGCTATATTCATATACTCCTGATAAAATCCATTAAGATTACCTACACTAGCAAATTCATCTTTGATTTGTAATATACGCTCTTTAGGGAAACGCTCAGGCCATATACTCACCTCATCATCATTCCAAATACTATACCACAGAACATCCCATGCAGGTGATTCTTTAGCCCAGCATAGAAAACAATCTTCTGATATAACTGTGCCAATCATCGCTATTCTACCATCATCACTTAATGATGGTATAACAGCTTCGGTTATCCACTTCCTATTCTTAGCCCTAGCTTCTGGAGTATATGCATTCAGCTCTGATTCGAAATCATCAATAATGATAAGATTAGGTCTTGTATCACCTTCAATAAACCCTCTGACTCTTTGACCAGTTCCCACAGCAATAATACGAGCACCATTTGCAAGAACAATATCATTATTAGTCCACCTCTTAGCAGTGCCGGGGCCCATATCTCCAAAGTTTTCTTTAAATGTTCTACTATAAGTGAGATGGTATTTTATCCTTGATAAAAAGTTTACACTTTGACTTTGACTCTCAGAGATGATAACAATGAATAAATCTTCAGTATCAGCTTTAAAAGCAACTTTCCAGAGGGGATATATAAGAGATACAGTAGTTGACTTTGCTGTTCCTCTGGGAGCGGCAATGAGTAGTCTTCTTCTGTCTTCATTTCTGAGGTGTTGATATAGTTCATTATGAAAAGGGGGTATATCCTTGTTTAATGCCGTTGGAAAACAAACCTTACCAAAAAGCCCAATGTTACTCCTAAACTTCTTGAGTACTTGAAGTTTCTCGTATTGTGCTTCGTAATTCTCCATTATCCTGTTCTGTTACTTCTGTTAGTTTTAATTTTTGTTCTTCCTGTAATACATCTGCAATCAGCTTCTTAGTGCTAACGCCTTCTATCTGCCTAGTGGTTTTAATAGTATCCTTATCATCCATGCCATGCAAGTTCATTAATTTCTCTACAGCCCTCATGAGATTGGATACATCCTCTTTCTTCTTGGCTATTTGTATAGCCTCTTCGAGTAAGTCCATTACATACTCTTTATCCTTACCACTCTCTTTTAATAATACATCAAGTTCTTCTCTTACCACTTTCTTAAACTCCTCTGTTCTAATATTGCGTTTCCATCTTCTTCTTTGTTGTGGTGTGGTCTGACCCATGACCATATCAATAGCAAGGTCTGCATCAAAGTTTGTAGAAACATATGCGAGGGCAAGGTTCTTCCACTTGTGTGAACGAGACTGAACTTCGAGTGCGGGCTTTCCAGAGAGAGTCCAAGGGGTAGACCTGCCCTCAGCATAAAATTTTTGTGTTTTATAGTTGGGGTTATGCATAATATATCCATAGGGCGTTCTGATATAAAGTGTTGCCTGTGCTCTATCGGATTCATATTCTTTCCGTTTTATAACCTCTGCTACATATCCATCATCAGAAATACAGAAGTTACCTTCATCTGCTTCTTTCCAATGCTTAAAGTCTAATCCCTCTTCTACAGCTTCTTTTTCTGTATAGATAGGATAAGACTTTGTCCCGGATTTATGATTTATTGTTATTTTGAACATTCTCTAAGTGATTCTGCCACAACCTAGAATTTATCCAAACTAGTACTAATACAAACATTAAACTTAGTTCTATCATTAGTAGTCCCTCCCAAATAGGTTTGATTCCTCTTTTCTCTGTAATTGTATTAATCTAGCTGTTAGATATACAATCCCGTCTAATAATTCTTCTATGGTCTCTTCGTGATAATCTCTATTATCTTTTAAAGGAACATCTTGACCATACTTCTTTTGTCCCAAATCCAGTCTTTCTTGAACTTTGTTTATAATAAGTTCATTGATACCAATATCAGACATCTAAAGCTCTCCTATACCAACCAAACCAGTATTTCTCCTGTTTGGGTTTCCTTGCTACTATCTCAGCAAACTTTAATACTCTATACGCTCTGAGTCTATCTGCTTCCAAGTTTTTAACTGCCTTGAGCGTCTTTGGGCCGACTCTACCATCAAGTTCCAATCCTGCTTTGTACTTGCCATTAATAGCTCTTTGAAGCACTTTACCAGCACCAATAATGCCAAAATTAACACACATGTCAAAATAAATATGCTGTAGTTCATCGGATAGTAAATAAGCCTTGGAAGGTTTCCAATACTTAGTGTAGTATATATCTTTTGCTCTAACTATCGTTAGATTCTTGATATCCTCTTTTGGGAATGCTTTCTTAGAAATGCCATACTTCGTTTCACCTCCGGGGTCATCAGGGTCATTTACATATCCACCCTCCTTTTCTATGACATCTTCTATTATCTCATAAAAAGCTTCTGAATACATAATCTACCTCCTGTTTAATTCTAAATAAAACCCTAGTTGTTTCGTATTTAAGCTTAATATAACATAGCCTAGGTATCTGATGCAATAGCTTTCCCAGAACTGTCAAGAATCTTTTTGTCCTGCTGGTTTTGCTTTGCTCTTTCCTTAGCTTTCTCAGTAAGAAAATGCGTGAGTTCATCTGTATCTCCTTTATACTCTATATAAGAAGCTATAAGCTGATACAACTCACTAATCTGCTGTTGAATCGCAGAAATAGCATTACTATGCAGAGTTAATGCATAATCTCTATCTCTATTTGATGGTTTCTTCTTGCCCACTTTACTCATAGTTCCTCCTAATTGTTCAGTCTCTTAGGTAACCTACTAGTGACCTTACTAGTAACTTTTAAAATCCTTTATAATTTCAAACTTTACTAATGTTCCTTACTTAGGTACCTTAGGTACTGTGAAGTTAAGGTAAGAACTATAGCTTGTCAACTCTTTTTTCTAAAAATTCTATAGTTAAATGCTGATAACAGTACTTATGTCCAGTTTCTAGGTCTCTATAGAGGTGTTTTTTTCCGTCTATCGTGTGTAATACTACGAAAGGGCTGTTATTTCCTCCTTTAAACCCATCCACCTCACTAGAATCATGAGCTAAAATGGTTAAAAACAATAATAATACTAACTTTTCCATGTCTGAATTTACAATAAGTTTTATTAGAAGAATATTAGATTTCTAAAATTTGCACTAGAATGTGAGTGGGTGATATACACTAGCAGGTACCCCATCGAAATTCACCCCATGGGGGTGTGTTCTCGTTGAAACTTGACACATATAATAGTTCAAGTCAGTGAAGTAGCTCGCTACTCGTACTCACTGCACAATAGCACAACTAATAGCTACACTATTAGACACCTACGGCTTTGTGTATTGTTTGCTCTGTACTGTTCACTTCCTTTCCCTATCATATGTGCGTGTGTAGTCTATTTCATAGACATACCACTAAACAAGTGTCGCCTCACACCCACCCCCAGCCATGCTACCGCATGCCCAAGTGGGGCTCATTTCGGGGCACCTGCACAATCCCGTACTTGCTATCAGCAATAGATTTTGCTATGCCAAGGTAGTAGGCAATAGTTACTACCATAACCCTAATTAATAGGATTAATTATGCTTGAAGGTACTATTACCAATACCTTTGCTGGCAACCGTGTTCGTAACAAATGGGTTTACACCCTTGACGAAAACGGCCAGAGAATAGCAACAAATAGTCTTAAGGTGACTATCAGCGATGAGCAGGAATTACCTGCCATCTTAACAGCTGATAGGATTGCTAAAGCTAGTAAAGCTTTACCAAACCTTAAGTTTGTTGCTGGCTCTGATTACCGCAAAGCTAGTGAAGAGATTCACTTTGAAGAGAGTAAGCAGATAAGTGCTACTTATAAGCCTCTCCCAAAGCCAATCTCATTCTAGCTTTGTAGCCAGTTAGGTCAAAAGGACTGTGATTCCACAATCGTGGATTGCGAATTGACGCTTGATACAGCTTAGGCTGTATCGAGTATCAGTCCTTTTTCCTTTAAAGGTATGAATGTACAACAAGCAAGAAAG